AGTACATAAGGAAAGGCAGGTCTAATCGTATAGCTGCCTACCCACTACTTCAACCATGCTTCGATAAGCCTAGACCTTGGACTTCTATTAATGATGGAGGATATTATACAAAGAGACTACAGACTAGAGCAATCAAGACGACTGATCGAGACTCGATAAAGAGATTACAAGAAGAAAACTTATCAACAAGTCTGAAAGCGTTAACTCTGGCGAGTCAAACTGCTTGGACTGTAAACAAATTTGTGCTTGAAATTCTTGTGTATTGTTGGGAAGAAAGAATAGAAGTAGGTTCATTGATTGATAGAGAACTAGCTGAACTGCCTACAAAGCCATTAGATATAGACACTAATCCAGATAGCAGAAAGGAATGGAGATACTTAGCTTCTCTTATACATGATATGAACGCACACAATAAAAGCAAACGCTATCAAATACTTTCAATGATAGATACAGCACAAAAATATAGTGATGAAAAGTTCTTTCATGTATATCAATTTGATTGGACAGGTAGGATGTACCCTGTTACTGCACACTTTCATCCACAAGGTAATGACATAGCTAGAGGACTACATATATTTCATAAGGGTGCTGCTATTAATAACAAGAAACAATTAAACTGGTTGGCTATAGCAGGTGCTAATCATTGGGGTCTTAACAAAGAATCCTACGAAGAAAGATTAGAGTGGGCTTATATTGCTGGTACTGATTTAGCTCTACAAATATATGATGACCCTATTGCTCATGTAGATATATGGGGTAAAGCAAAAGAGCCTTGGCAATTTTTGGGGTGGTGTAAGGAGTGGGCTGAGTATCAAAGAGATGGATGGGGTTATGTATCTCATCATGTTTGCTGCCTTGATGGTACGAACAATGGCTATCAACATATAGCAGGTCTTACAGGCAACCAACATCTAGCTAATAAAGTTAACTTGCAGAATGTAAATAAACCACAGGATTTATATGCACAAATCTTAGAAGTTTTACTACAAGAATTAGAGAAGGATGATAAACCAGAAGCTAAAGAATGGCTTGAGATAAAAGATAAATTAACCAGAAAGTTTATAAAGAAACCTGTGCTTATGGTTCCTTATAACTCAACAACATTCGGGATAGCTAACTACATAGAAAAATATTTTGTAAACGAAAACATTTCAATGGCAAAAAATTTTCAGAACAATTTTTACCTAGCTCACATGATTGAACATTCCGTAAAGTCTGTGACCCCTGAAAGTCCTTTGCTTTTGAAACACCTAGCTACTATTGCTCGCTGCTTTAACAAAGAGAATAAACCTATACGTTGGCATAGCCCATCAGGTTTTCTTATCGAACAAAACTATTATGTAAATCAAAGTAAAAGAATTAAAAGTAAGATAAGTAACTCAACTATATATTTAAACCTAGCTGAAACAGATAAGACTAAGGTAGATAAAAGAAAACAACACCAAGGTTTTCCTAGTAATTATATTCATAGTCTTGACGCTGCACATTGCCATCTAAGTTTGGTTGCTGCCAGTAAGAAAGGACTAGATCAATTCTGTATTATCCACGATTGCTATGGTAGTCCAGCTAGTGAATTAGAAACTTTAATCCAATGTGTTAAGCAAAGTTTCTATGATATTTATAGTGATAATAATTTAGATAATCTATACCATCAAGCAGTACAACAACTGAGTGAGACAAAGGATTTACCCAAGGCACTACGCATGGGGGAGTTTGATATTACTGATGTGTTGAACGCACCATATATATTTACTTAACAGAGAACTAAGGTACAATAAATGAACGTCTAATTTAGACGATCTAACCAGTTAATTACCAAGGTAAAACATGGACAACATTAAGTCGGAGACTATTAAGTTAGTCACTCCTGTAGGAACTCGCTTTCGTTACTCTTATTTAGTAACACCTGATGAGTATATGGGTGAACAGAAGTGGAAGACAGAAGCATTGATACCAGTAGGTTCAATGATGAAGAACAAAGAAGGCAAGATGGTAGAAGCTACTGCTTATATCATTGAAGAACTAGAAGGATTACTAGAGATATGGAAGGGTCAACTGAAAGCTGCTTTCCCTGATAGATCTTTTAGTTTAACCAAGAGTTCAAAGACAGGACAACCATCTTTCCCTTGGTCATTCGAGGAGAGTGATTTAGTTATTAGACTAAAGAAAAATTATAAAGGCATGAAGGGTATCAATACACCTGTTGCTTTCTATAAGACTGAAGAACAAAGTGGTCAAGTAGTTCTTATGAATGAGGATGAACGATTACAAATGGAGAAGATAAGTCCAGAGACAGAAGGACAAGTATCTTTCCTAGCTTCTGGATATAACGCAGGTGGTAATGGTGTAGGTATTAGATGTATGCCATTAAGTATTTGCTTTAGAAACATAATTCCATTTACAGGTGGAGGAGGAGCAAGTGACTTCGAGACAGCAGAGCCGTCAAGCTACGAAGAAAAAGCGACTGCAACCGCAGCCGACTTCTAAATACAAGAGCAAGTTTGAAGCTGCTTTTGCCGATAGTTTGCACAAAAAGAAAATAAAATTTACTTATGAAACTATCAGCATTGACTACACAATTAGTTACAGCTACAGACCAGACTTTATCCTTAATGATTTCTATTGTGAAACGAAAGGATATTTTTCCTCTGAGGACAGAAGAAAACATCTTGTTATTAAGAAGACTAGACCCGAACTAGACATCAGGTTTTGTTTTCAAAATAGCAAGACCAAACTAACCAAAGCAAAGAACTCTATCTCTTATGCCAAATGGTGTGAGAGACATGGGTTTCTCTACTGCGATAAATTTATTCCTACTGAATGGTATGCCTAGCTTCCCTTTACCACCTAACCCAGACATAGGTTGTGTAGTATTTGATGACCACAGAAATATGTGGATAGTATTTACTGGCAAAGAATGGGTTGATGTAAACCTTAAAGAACACAACTGCAATCTAAATGAGTGGCCAAGTTCAATCTAAATGAAAAGCCAATACAAGAATAAAAAGATCTGCCCCGAATGTGGCAAGAAGAACTGTGCAGTCTTTGATGATGGGCATGAACATTGCTTCACTATGGATTGCGAATACACCTACTACCCAAATAAAACTAAAGAAAAGAAAGTGAGTAACATCATTCCATTAAAGAAAACAAATCCAAAACTATTGAAGGTTACACCTATAGCTTTACCTAAACGTGGAATCACTAAGGAGACTTGCGAACTATTTGGATATGGACAGGCAGAATACAGAGGACAACCTGTTCAAGTTGCTACATATAAAGACCAGAAAGGTAGAGATGTAGCACAACATATACGCTTTCAAGATAAGAAGTTTATCTGGATAGGTGAGATGTCTAACGTACAACTATGGGGTCAGCATCTATGGCGACAACATGGTAGTAATGGATCTATATTTGTTAGTTGCTTTGAAGGTGAGATTGATTGCATGAGTGGATCTCAAATACAAGGTAACAAGTTTCCCTGTATATCAATACCATCAGGAGTACAGTCAGCAGCTAAGTATCTGGCAGCTAACTACAAATGGTTAGATACTTATTGTCGTATAGTCTTATGCTTTGATAACGATGAAGCTGGTAACAAAGCAGCAGAAAAATGTATGGAAGTTTTACCCAAAGGTAAGGTTGCAATAGCTAGGTTAGATCGTAATGATGTTAATGATCATCTTGTACTAGGTGAAGGAGATGTAGTACAAGAAAGATTATGGAAGGCTAGACCAGTAAGACCTGACTGCCTAATCAATGCAGCAGACGCTTGGGATTTGTTTACCAAAGAAACAAGTAAAGCTATAACAGATTTCCCTTTTCCTAAACTAAATGATTTCACAAGAGGTTTATTTCCTAGCCAGCTATTTACAGTAGCTTCTGCAAGTGGAGCAGGTAAGTCCACAATTTGCAGGGAGTTGTGCCATCACTTTCTAAAGAGAGGATTGAAGGTAGGTTATATAGGACTAGAAGAATCAGTACAAAGAACTCTTCAAGGTCTAGTAGGTATTGACATGAATGTGCCTTTGCATTTAGATGAGGATGGCATAGATAAAATTAGTCTGAAGACTGCATTTGACAAACTAACGTCAAGTCGCAGTCTTTTTCTTTACAACCATTTCGGTAGTCTTGAACCTGATGTACTGCTAGAACAGATCAGATACCTAGCAACAGTTGATGGAGTGCAGGTCGTAATCCTTGATCACATCAGTATAGTTTTATCTGGTCTTGAATTAGACAATGAACGTAAAGCAATAGATATTATAATGACCAAGCTGAGAAGTTTATGTGAAGCTACAGGTATAGCTCTTGTATTGGTCAGTCACTTACGAAGACCACAAGGACAATCACATGAGTCGGGCAGGGAGGTTGATACTTCAGACTTGAGAGGATCGCATAGTCTTCTTCAGTTATCTGATGTTGTGTTATCTGCTTCCAGAAACCAGACAGGAGATGCTAGTGAGAGACAGCGATTACAGCTAAAGGTACTCAAGTCTAGACATACAGGGATGACAGGTGAGGTAGATAAATTATTATACGACCAGAAGACAGGTCGATTAATCGTATATGAAAATGACTTTGCTGACTTATGACTTTATTAATTGATGCCGATTGGCTAGTCTATTCTTCTTGTTGTGCTTGTGAAGTAGATACAAGATGGAATGATTGGCAACATACTCTTCACTCTGATGAAAGAGATATTATGAACCTGATTGAAAGCAGGTTAGATGTATATAAACAAATAGCAGAAGACAAGCATGATGTGGTTATGTGCTTTACTTCTTACCCTACATTTCGACATGAGATATTTCCTGAGTACAAAATGAATAGGATAGGTAAACGAAAACCACTAGCACTAAAAAGTATTATTAAAAAAATAAAGAATGAATATGAATCTGCTGCCTATCCAAACCTAGAAGGAGATGATGTGCTTGGGTTGCTGGCTACTAATGGTCAGTATAAAAATCCAATCATAGTCTCAGTTGATAAAGACATGAAGACTATACCTTGTAAGTTAATACAAGAAGATGAGATCTTACATATTACAGAGAAGAAAGCAGACAGGCATTGGTTTGAGATGTCACTAGCCGGTGACTCAGGTGATGGTATCGCAGGTCTTAAAGGTATGGGCATGGTTACTGCTTCCAAGACACTAGCCAATACACCAGATACTAGAGATGCACTATGGTCTAAGGTACAAGAGACATATACAAAGAAAGGTTATAGTATTGCTGATGCTATTCTCAATGCAAGACTCACAAGAATACTACGAGAAGGAGACTACAACTACAGCACAGGTGAAGTAAAACTTTGGCAACCATAAAAAAACTCTAGATGGAACCACTCACCTAGAGTCTTTTTCATTTTCTGTGCAACAAGGTAACCACTCCTTGCTATCATTAGGATAACATATAATATAGATATAACACTTTAATCTCTGTGAATTTACCAGTAATTACTGACGAACTTATAAACAGTTTAGATAGTGTGTTTCCTAACAGACACCCAGAACTTTCACTTTCTGATCGAGAGATATGGTATCGTGCAGGGCAGAGGTATGTTGTTGATTATTTAATTGAACAGCAACTAAGGCAAAAAGAAACCATGCTAACTAACAGAGTCTTGGAGGATTAACTATGTGCCTTGGTGGTGGTGGTCGAATGACTCAACAACCTAAGAAAGAATATCAGAACAGACCTGTTACTGTAAGTGGTACGCAGACAGGAGTTGATGACCCTAAAGATACAGCTAAAGCTACAGAATCTTTAATGATAAAAAGACAGAAGGAAGAAGGAACTTATGTAGATCCTAATCTTACAACTGCAAAAACTTTAACTAGAAGTGGAGGTGGTCTTGGAGCAAAAGAAAAAAGTGAAAGAAGTGCTAGACTTAGAGGAAAACTAGGACCAACTAAAGCACAAAAATGGCAAAGGCTAGAATGAATAAAAAGAAATCTAACCGAACAGGAGGGAGAGTTTAACTATGTGTTTCAGATCACCTTCACCCCCACCATTACCAGAACCAGAACCAGTTGATTCTCCTATTGAAAAGACTGCAACTAAGGTTGCTATCGGTGATGATAGAACTATGGGTACTAAGACTAAAAAGAAAAAGACAGGTTCAAAAGTTACAGGTGGAAAGATAGCTAGAGCTATAGCACCAAAGAGGTTAGGTACTAGGTCTTTACAAATACCTTTACTTGCTAATACTGCTAGTTCTGGTAATCTAAATTACTCTTAAAATGGAATATTCAACACAAGGAACTACAGCAGCAAGTAGATATGAAACCCTTGTAACTAATAGATCAACCTACGATAGAGAAGCTAAAGACTCTTCAAAGCTTACGATACCTAGCCTGATACCAGAACAGACAACTGGTACTAGAGCTAAGATTAAACACCTTTCCAAGCAACAGGTAGTCGTGGTGTTAATTCTTTATCGAATAAATTATTAATGACTTTGCTGCCACCAAGCACAGCATTTTTAAATTAGAAATTGATAGTCTTGAAATAAAAAACAAGGACAAGAAGAACTACAAAGTGAATTAGATAAAGGACTACGCACAATAGAAAATGCTTTGATGAATCAGATAGAAATATCTAATGACAGAGTTGCTATGTTTGAAGCACTCAAACATTTAGTTGTATCAGGTAATGTTCTTCTTTACTTAACAGATAAAGGACTAAAGGTATATCCACTATCTAAGTTTGTTTGTAAGCGTGATGAAGTAGGAAATGTATTAGAGATATTAACTAAAGAGACAGTACATCCTCAAGCTTTACCTGCTGATTTCTTAGAACAGATTAAAAAGAAAGAGAACTATGATGCTGTAACAATGAAAGAAGACCTTGATATATATACATATATACAAAGGGTTAATGATGATGTCTTCTGGTATCAAGAATGTAAAGGAGAAAAGATACCTAATACAGATGGTAGATCAAAGCTTGATGTATCTCCTTGGATTCCTCTAAGGTTTATAAGAGTAGATGGAGAAGATTACGGAAGAGGATATGTAGAAGAATATAGAGGAGACTTAATTAGTCTTGAGTCTTTGATGCAAGCGATCATTGAAGGTGCTGCTGCTTCTGCTAAAACATTATTCTTAGTAAATCCAAATGGTGTAACAAGAGCAGCAACTTTAGCTAAAGCACCTAATGGAGCTATAAGGGAAGGTCTTGCTTCTGATATTTCTGTCATGCAAGTAGGTAAGAGTGGAGATTTTTCTGTTGCGTTTAGTGCAATACAAAGAATAGAAGGTAGGCTTGAGTTTGCTTTTCTTATGGCTAGATCAGTACAACGAGATGCAGAAAGAGTAACAGCAGCAGAGGTTAGCTTAATGGCACAGGAGCTAGAGAATAGTCTGGGCGGTATCTATAGTATCTTGACTCAAGAGTTTCAACTACCATACCTTAGACGTAGGATGCACCTGTTAGTAAGACAAGGTAAAGTACCAAAGCTGCCTGATGAATTGGTAAAACCTAAGATAGTAACTGGACTTCAAGGACTTGGTAGAGGTAATGATAGAAACAAACTGATTGAGTTTATCGGAACTGTCGCCCAAGCTTTAGGACCAGATGTAATGAGACAGTACGTTAATGTGGATGAAGCGGTCAAACGTCTTGCTACCAGTATCGGTATAGATACTGCTAACCTAGTAAAAACACAAGAGGAGATCCAAGCCGAGCAACAAGCTGCACAACAACAGCAGCTTATTCAAAGTCTTGGACCTGCTGCTTTAGGTTCTAAATTATTAGACCCTAAAAATTCTGCACAGGCACAACAATTACAACAACAAGGAGGACAACCTGATGCCAACCAAGAAGTCTAGAAAAAGAGATGATGACGGAAAGTTTATCTCTGAATCTGAAAAAGCTATTGTCAGTCCAGTAGGAAAGAACGAAGAAAATCCTGTACCAAAGAACTCAGGTGACACTACTACTAGACATGGCAGTACAATTCACTATAGTTAAAAGAAAACCACTATGACTTCATCACAAGTACAAGTATCTGAAACCCCACCAGTTTCACAACAAGACCTCGAAGGTTTAAAAGATGAGAATGGTTTGTATGCTGGTAAGTTTAAAACTGTAGAAGATCTTGCTAATAGCTATAAAGAACTAGAAGGTAAGCTTGGTACAGTAACAGAAGAAACACCAGCAACAGAAGAAACACCAGCAACAGAAGAAGTAGAAGAATCTACAGGAGTACCAGAAGGATATGAAGACTTCTATCAAGAAGATGGAACTGTTGATTACTCTTCTGTAAATGAGAACTATGGTGAAACTTTAGGTGAAATATTTAAAGAAGCACAGATAGATCCTTACAAGATTAGTGCAGAGTTTCATAAGAATGAAGGAGAGATACCAGAAGAAATGTATCAATCTTTATTAGATGCAGGTCTATCTAAAAATGCAGTTGACTCTTACCTTACTGGTAGGGCAGCAGAGATGGGATATGGTGAAGATGGAGAAGGTGCTGCTAATGAACTTGCAACAGCAGAAGTAAAAGACATAAGAGATTCAGTAGGTGGAGATGAAGCTTATGGCAAGATGGTTGGTTGGGCTTTAGAGAACTTACCTAAACCTGAGATCGAAGCTTTCAATGATGCAACAAATACAATGTCTGGTCCACAACTTAGTATGATGGTACAAGGATTATATACTAGATACCAAAACGCTATGGGAGTTGAACCAAATCTTTATTCTGGCAAACCTGCTTCTGGTGGAGTTACACCTTACAGATCAACAGCAGAAGTTATAGCTGCTATGGGTGATCCTCGTTGGGAAAAAGATGTAACTTATACAGAACAAGTCAAGGCACGTTTAGAAAACAGTAACGTATTTGGGTAATTATGAAAAAGGTCTTTACTACAACATCAACCAAAGAAAAAGAAAGGCATCAGTCGTTCTAAAAGAAAAGTACAATTACTGATGAAGCTTATGCAAACATGAAAGCAGGTTTTCCTAAAAGAAAAAGAAGAATAGAGATAGTTTAAAGATTGCATAATAATGCTATATTTTAAATAGCTTACATCTTTTATGTCTAAGGGAGTATCTCTTACTAAGAAGGACAAAGACCCAACAGGGGGTTTGACTGCTTCTGGTCGTAAGAAATATAACCAAGCAACAGGTGGAAACTTGCAAGCACCTGTTACTAAAAAGACAGGTCTTTCGCCTAGACAAAAATCAAGAAGGAAATCTTTTTGTGCAAGAATGTCAAAAGCAAAAGGACCATTAAAGAAAGATGGAAAGCTAACTCGCAAAGCCCTTGCTTTAAGGAAGTGGAATTGTGGGTCAGTATAAATTAACAAAGTAGAAATCTAAATATCTAAGTGCCTGATGCGTCAGATAACACTTGTGAGAAAGGATTGAAGCAAAGTTAGTTTCTTAAATTGTAAACATTAATCAAGGAGTTTTCGTATGGCTAATGCCACTACCTCTCGCCTTGGTCTGGTTAACAATAGTGGAACAGGCTTTGATGCCCTGTTTTAAAAATTTTCTCAGGTGAGGTGCTAACTGCGTTCACCAGAAATAACATTTTTAATGAACAGCTTCATTCAGTTCGTACTATTACAAGTGGAAAATCAGCACAGTTTCCTGTTTTAGGAACTGCGACTGCTGCGTACCATACAGTAGGCAACCCACTCGTAGGAGCAAACCAGATCTTAGCGAATGAAAAGATTATCAACATAGATGATCTTCTAATTGCTCAGAGTTTTATCGCTAACATTGATGAACTCAAGAATCATTATGACGTAAGGGCAACTTACGCTGATGAGCTAGGAAAGGCTCTAGCTAAAACGTATGATGAAAACGTAGCCAAGCAAATTGCTAATGCTTCAAGAGCATCTACTACTCTTACAGGTGGTGATGGTGGTCTTGTATTAACACTTGCTAATGGTAATACTGCTTCAGCAAACGTAACTGGTGATGAGATAGCAGCAGCTATCTATGATATTGCACAGACATTTGACGAGAGAGACATCCCTCCAACAGATCGTTTCTGCATACTACCACCTGCTGAGTACTACAAACTTGCTGAATCTGCTACTAGAACAGTTGACGTTGACTTTAACCCACAAGGTAATGGTTCGTTTGCTTCTGGTAAGGTACAACAAGTTGCTGGCATCCCTGTAATGATGTCTAACAACGTACCTCAGTCAAACGTAGGATCTAACCCAAGTGGTGCTAATAACACTTACTCAGGTGACGATAGTAAAACTATTGGTCTTGTCTTCCACAAGTCTGCTGTTGGTACAGTTAAGCTAATGGATATGACAACTGAGATCTCTGGTTCTGACTACGGAA